TCATATTTAAAGCTGTGCTTATTTTCTTCTTTCATGATTTTGTCCTTTTTTAACTATTAAACGGCTGCGGATCCTGAGATCTCAATGGCGGTTTGGCCATCTGATTGTAGAGTTACCTCATAATCATTCGTTACGATTGCATCAGCAATTGCCCGCGTGAAGCTTCGGCCATCATTGATCTGGACCAAGTGAGGCGTGCGAGATTGTGATTTAATCGCTCTGAAAAATTCGATGTTCTCCTCAGTATTGAAGAAACTGAACTTTACAGTTGAGAAGTTAGTAGATACATCGTTAGAGATAACCTGAGACACTGCACCACCACCTGCTGATTGAACCATAACGGTTTGAGCGCCGAAGCCCTCTGTCAGCGTGCAACTGTTTGGTACAATGGCGATATTAACCCCATCAATGGAGATCTGTGGGGTCGATAAAGTAAAGAAAGCCATGCTTATACTCCTATATTATTGGTTTTGCGCGAAGGTGATAGTGAATGTTCCACGCACTTCACGTAACTGAGTTACCGTTCTTACAATGTAGCTGACATCGGCTAAGCCATTAGCCAAGTCTAAATTGACAACCATGTTTTGCTTGAAGAATTGCAAGGCTTCTTCGCCTGCTTCAGTCAATACAAAGCCTGGACCTGCCAAGTCAGAATACAACTTGATAGAGAACCCACGAATTCCCGCTTCGTTTGTCATGTTGTGGCCCTGGATGACATCACCAGCAGTTAAACGCGTTTGTGCATACTGTGATTTAAAGTTGTTAAAGAAGTATTCACGAATCGCCGAAGGTGTATCAACATAGTTAAGAAACTTAAATGTGATATCAGGCACAGCAGCAGCATTTGTGCGATAAGTCGTTACAATTGTATTTGCGATTATCGAAGATCGAACTGTGTTACTGCCAAGCATAGAAACGCCAGCATCGTCGATTAACTCGAGAGCCTCTTCTTCAGTAAACCCTTTGTCTTGATCGATAACTGGAAGCAATTGGAATGGCGTATTGTGATACGGAAGTGAGGCAATATGCGCGCCACCAAACGTGTCTCTAGAACCATTGCCAGAGATAATGAACTGGGCAATGTTTGCGCCATCAGTCAATCTAAGTGCTCGTATCGCTGCGAACTGAGATGCAATGTTAGTATCTAATTCAAAAACAGAAGACCCTTTGTATAGATCCTCAGCAACCAATTGGTTGCCCAAAAGCATCAAGCTTCTGCTGTTTAGAGGAGACCCAATGGCCTTGAGAGCCGCTAATGTTCCAGTCTCAGACATTACGCCAACACCGTCTAAAACGTTGTTGTTGATATTGAAGCGGTTGTCTAGATAAATCTTGATTACAGACTTGTCGTAATTTGCTGGCCATACAATTGTTTGGTAGCGCGTATCACCGAGTATGTCAAAGATGTTAGTTAGTACTGGGTCAAGAGATCCAGCCGCCATGGCAGCAATAGCTACAGTAATTCCAGCAACCTCACCTTGAGAGCGCAAGCTGATGCTATTACCGAATGCGCCTTTATGGACCGCCGTCATTGTTACAGCGCCAGCGATATTTGCAGCTGTTACAGAGACCTTGGTGTCGGCTGTAATTGCGGCAACGAGTGAGGCACCAATATCTGTAGGCGTATCACCAACAGCAACTGGGATTTCAAACGAATGTGAGCGCTTAGATCCAATCAATACTGTGAATGTTCCAGCCTCTGTTGCAGCTGCGCCCGCGAAGGTTACTGATCCAGTCGCCTGAACACCGCCAGCGTTATCATCAAGTGCGATTGCGTCTAAACGGACAATTCCTTTGAAGTCTACTGCTTTAAAGTTCCGAATCATGTCGGATAAGAAAGAATTCTCACCGAATAGAGCATTCTCTTGACCGTCATTGCCGATCTCAGTAGTTAACGATCCGCTGATCGCTGATCCTGATGCTGTCTTTTGACCGATGAGCACTACACGCTGCTCTGCATTCTCGACCGCTTGTGGGGCTCCGAGAATATTAAACGTAATTCTTGGGGGTGAAATTGTAGCCATTATTTATCTCCTGCTTTTTTCTTTTTGATATCGTCCGGAAGAAACTCAACGCAATTATCATGCAATGCATCTTTAATTCGTCGAGACCAATATTTGTCCTTTACGCTCCCGCAAACATCCGTCTCTAGCCTTAGTATGTGGCCGGCCGGGAGGTTTTTAAGGGGTTGATTCAACTTTAACTTAACTTTCATTTCAAAATCCTATAATGGAATATCATCAAGATTAATAGCATTGAACATATCTATGTTAAAATCGTGATTAACATCACGAAATGCCACGTTTTCATCTCCACCGATTGTATCACCAAAAGTAATGTCAAAGCTAGCCTGAAATGCAAAGTCATGCATATATCTTGCTGTATCGTATTGAATCGTTTGATTTGACACTGGAACCACTCCAAATCTTTCCTGAGATTCAAATGCTGATTCGAATTTTGCACCAAGTAATGATTTGTATAGTGCTACTTCAACATCCATCATTTTGTCTTTAACTGAACGTCCTGAGATTGTATGAGTGGCTGGAGCAAAAACATAAACACTAAAGTTTTTAATTAGTCTTACTCGAAAATCATCTCCAGGAGAGAAATTGTTTCCTGCATCATTCAAAATGTTTCTGTCTTTTGACGATATTGTTGATGTTATGTCTATGAACGCCCAAAACTTATCCTGGCCTATTTTCGTATAAGACTGTACTGCCCTATTGAAATCCGAAACACCGGATATTCTAGGAAGCGCGCGAGCAGACATTACGCTCATGCTCTGCGCAAAACTTGGAGCGTCAGTTGCAATTGGATATGTAAAGGTATCTGTATCAGTTACAGTGATAGACTTAAGCCCAGAGTAGCCTCTATTTTTTCCATCAATGACAGTGATCGTACCGGTCGCAGGAGTGGCTGGCGCACCAATTACTTCATAAGTAAACTCCCTCCTATTATTAACAGATAATACATTAACCAATCCATTGTATTCCGACTGATCCGCGCCAATAATAAATGCCTGTGAGACTCTAGCCCCAATGCTGAAAGCTGAATATCTCTGGGTTAAATCATGATCCTGCAATGTTGTAACGGTTGCTATGTTATCAATACGTATTATTGTATCTATTTCAATTGGCCCATCAACTTTCGACATATTAACGCTATCTCCAGTTGCCAAGCCATGATCTACTGATGTAATGGCCGTGGCCGTTCCGGCAGAGCTTGTTAGAGAAATTATTTCGGTGTTGTCAGTAAAAAGGTCGGTGTGTTTAGGCAATATGTTTGCAAGCTGTAATGCTATTTGTTCGATCTTCATTTTTTAAACGCCCTTTCAATCTCTGTTTGGAAATGCTCAACCGTGTTCTTCTCATTACTATCTATGGTTGCTATCAGATAAGGTCTAGCAGACATGTTCTTTGTTCCATCTTCAAGCCAAGCAGCGTATGGCGTATCAGCAAAGTACTCCATCTTGTAAGACGATCCAGATACGTCGTATCCAATCGACTTAGCTAAAGCTCCGGTGAGATTAGCCGGGGTTTCTCCAGGCGCTGATGCTCTATGTAGCCTTGTTACGCCATTGACATTAACGGAATACACCTTACCGGTCTTTGTTCCGCTCTTAATGCTATTAACGGCATCCTTCTTCAGGTCTTTACCCATCTTATAGAATGCTTGCGTAATGCCTTTGTTCGCAGCCTTCTGGAATAGGGCAACATTCTGTAGCTCTCTGAAAATCGTATTCGAACCCTTGTCCGTAAATTCAATCTTCATGCAAGGTTTGCCTGATTATTTATAGTTCCACGCTTAGATGCTTTTGCCAAGTAAAACTTGTTGTCATTATCAAGGTCTTCAACTCTGATTATATCATAATACTCATCCCTGAACTTTATCCAGTTCTCAAATGTAATGTTCGGTATATATCTAAAGTAAAAAAAGTGAGTTACAACTCTTTCGACGTTTGTTCCGTCAAATGTAGTCATTCCTGAAACTGTCACTATGTTTGCCCACACTGTTTTAACTAGTGTGAAGTCTTCATTGTAATCAGTGTTAATGCTAAACGTTGGCGGAGTGATTGCTCGAGCTTCTATCTCAATCTTCTTGTTCATCGCGCCAACACAGACGCTTCGATTGTTTTTCTTGATTGGTGCGCAAACAGCCATCTAGCACCTCCAGGTGTTTCCTATCAAAGATCGTATCTTGTATTGATTGTATGCAATTCTAGATGCATTCGGGAGATTGTCAAAAGTGGCTGGAGATGACTGACAGCAGTCTCCCCTGTTTTCATACAGAGAACATACGTGAGCTAACAATCCATTTCTTATTTCTGCTGGTATGTCAGAACTATCATCACCATAACCGGCTTTGAATATTATCTTGACAGATTGCAGCCTATTGTCTTTGTCCGTTGGCCAGCTCTGGTCTTCTGCTAAAACAACTCTGCTATAGGACTCTTCATCTGTTACATCATATACAGCAGAAGAAATGGAAGTAAATAATCCACCTTTCAAATACTGAATCAGGTCTATTGTTTGTAGCGGAGATCTTCTAATCTCATAACATCCCTCAAAACAATCCCTAAAGGTTGCGAATGTCGTAGTTACAAGAACTCTATTTGTATACTGTTCAAATACACCGGAAGCAGACTGAATAAAAAGAGTCAAAAGTGCATCCTCTGATGCATCTAACTCATCAAGCTTGCAGTACGATTTTACTTCGGCCAATGAAACGGGAAGGTTCACAGGAGGAACAGTTATCTTATAAGTATAGGCCTTAGACTTAAAGGCTTGGCCCATAGCTGAAAATGAGTTATACATATTACTCATCAGATCCTTTCTTTTTCTTAAGCTTTTTCTTTACAGGAGCTTGTTTTACTTCTGCCTTCTCGATCTTCTTCTCTTCAAATATTTCGGCAGTTCCTGCAGAAATCATTGGTAAGGCAATCTCAGATTCAACATCTGAAATCTCACCCTTCTTAAGAACGACCTGCTTTCTTGATGGGTCTTTATATGCACATCGAGAATCTTTTAAAACTTTAATTTTCATGCGTCACCTCACTTAAGGGGCGGCTTCCCGCCCCAATGAATCCCTATTAAGGATTAGCAACAGGAGCAGACTCTGCTTTTCTGGTCATTAGAACGACAACATGCGCACCTGTGGTGGTGGCTGTTGAAACGATTGAAGCGCGAAGGAATCTTTTGTTACCAAAAACTCCGACAGTGCCCAAAGAATCTAAAGGACTGATTGCAGACAACGAAGGAAGCGCGCCAATTAGGCTTCCAGAGGGAACCGCTGTAGCAGAACCAAATCCAACGTCATCGTCTTCTTCCAAAAGCAAGTCATAAGTGCCGTCAGTGTAATTAGCAGCCAATACAGTGTACATAAGACCAAGGTCATAGTCAGCAGTATCGATAATTGCGCCTGCAGTAGTAGCATCTGAAGCAATAACCGCATTAAATGCGTTGAATTGGTCCAAGTCTGAACGAATATCTTGAGTAGCCATTTGTATTTTCCTCTATAGGGTGCCGCCCTGCGTGACCAAGGCGGCAATTATTGTTAAGCAGACAGTTTAAGAATCTTTAGAGACTCGTAGTTAGTAACAGCACCGCCGACTCGTTTTGTTGTATAAAACAATACGTTGCCTTTTTCGGTAATGTCGTCACGAATAACTCTAAACCCAAAACGATCGACGATTGTATATGCAGGTCGGAAGTCTCCGTAGACTACAGACAAAGAATCGTTAGCGATTTCTGGCATGTCGTCGGCAAAGATTACTCGTTTGCCGCGCAACATCAAGTCATTGCCGTCTCTCAAAGATGTTGGGCTCAATAGATATTCACCTGTTGAAGCCTTAAGAAGCATAACTTTGCTCCAAGTGCTTCGCTTCATGAGCCAAGATGCATTTGGCTGATAGAATTCTTTGACCGAGTTTTGAAGGTTGATTATTCCGTCAGCAGTAACTGTGCCAAGTGTTCCAGAGTTTACTTGCTCAATAGCATCGCGCTCATAAACGCCAGCCGCTGCCCAAGCAGGAAGAGTTAAGAAGCCTTTTGGTTTCTTGCTTCCGTCGCCCACAACAAATGCAGTGTTTTCTTCACGAGACAATTTGTCAGTTACTTTTTGCGACAACCAGGCTTCGATATTGAATCCAGCATCATCAAGCATTTTTTGAGTAGCCTTTGGCTGCGCAAAATGCTCATGTACAGGAATAGACAACATGCCGATATCAGGAGTGTTGGTCTGGCCGCGAGATTGAACTTCACCGACCCATCCGCCACTTGCTGCTTCGTTATCGTCAACAATCATTTCAACAACGTCACTACTTGTAGTCATTACAGTGGCTAACTGTCGAATTGGAGAGGTCTCAAAAATTCGATCAACCATTTGAGAGGCACGTTGAGGCATAATCCAATATCCGCCACGTGGGTTTACGCCAGCAGTTAATGTTTTGATCTCATGCGCACGCTCTGACTCATCAAGGCCGTACAAAGATTTCTCTACAAGCTCATCAGCGATTTGACCGATAACTTCTCTATCGATTGATTCACCTTTGCGCAAATATCGAGTCATTTGATTCAAATATGCTTCGTTACCTTTCTCGATGCCAGGAGCGCCGACTCTGCAGAATTTCTTCTCAAGCTCAAGAGCAGCTTTCTCGCCAGCCTCTTGCTTAGATTTCATTTCTTGAAGTTGCTCAGCTGCTTTTGCAGAATCTTCAGCAAGCTTCTTGATCTCTTCGGACTTCATTGCATCAATTCGGCCTTCCGCATGTTTAGCAGCTGACTGAGCATCATGAACACCCTTCAGGACTTCATCTAGTTTCTTGGAAATAACGTCGTGGGACATTTCTAACTCCTAATTTGTTTAATTATGTTGCTTAACTTTTGTTCAATTAGCAGATCATCAATTCTAGATATCGCATCTCGCGAATCGAAAACATCCGGTGAAGCACTAACAGCATCTCGCTGCTTAGAGTTCTTAACTAAAGAAATAAAAGCTTTTCGTTCTTTTCTTGATAGCGGCCTTGGGTTCCTTAGGAATTCCTCGGCGCCTTTCAAGCTTTTAATCCTATCTACAAATGAAACGCTTGAGGATTCTTCGGATATATCTTCTTCTAAAATACCATCTTCTGTACAGAAGATGGTATTTTAGAAGAAGATATATCCGAAGAATCCTCAAGCGTTTCATTTGTAGATAGGATTAAAAGCTTGAAAGGCGCCGAGGAATTCCTAAGGAACCCAAGGCCGCTATCAAGAAAAGAACGAAAAGCTTTTATTTCTTTAGTTAAGAACTCTAAGCAGCGAGATGCTGTTAGTGCTTCACCGGATGTTTTCGATTCGCGAGATGCGATATCTAGAATTGATGATCTGCTAATTGAACAAAAGTTAAGCAACATAATTAAACAAATTAGGAGTTAGAAATGTCCCACGACGTTATTTCCAAGAAACTAGATGAAGTCCTGAAGGGTGTTCATGATGCTCAGTCAGCTGCTAAACATGCGGAAGGCCGAATTGATGCAATGAAGTCCGAAGAGATCAAGAAGCTTGCTGAAGATTCTGCAAAAGCAGCTGAGCAACTTCAAGAAATGAAATCTAAGCAAGAGGCTGGCGAGAAAGCTGCTCTTGAGCTTGAGAAGAAATTCTGCAGAGTCGGCGCTCCTGGCATCGAGAAAGGTAACGAAGCATATTTGAATCAAATGACTCGATATTTGCGCAAAGGTGAATCAATCGATAGAGAAGTTATCGGTCAAATCGCTGATGAGCTTGTAGAGAAATCTTTGTACGGCCTTGATGAGTCAGAGCGTGCGCATGAGATCAAAACATTAACTGCTGGCGTAAACCCACGTGGCGGATATTGGATTATGCCTCAACGTGCCTCTCAAATGGTTGATCGAATTTTTGAGACCTCTCCAATTCGACAGTTAGCCACTGTAATGACTACAAGTAGTGACGTTGTTGAAATGATTGTTGACGATAACGAAGCAGCAAGTGGCGGATGGGTCGGTGAAGTTCAATCTCGCGGCCAGACCAACACTCCTGATATCGGCATGTTGTCTATTCCTGTACATGAGCATTTTGCGCAGCCAAAGGCTACTCAAAAAATGCTTGATGATGCTGGATTCAATATCGAAGCCTGGTTGTCGCAAAAAGTAACTGACAAATTGTCTCGTGAAGAAAACACTGCATTTGTTGTGGGCGACGGAAGCAAGAAACCAAAAGGCTTCTTAACTCTTCCTGCTTGGGCAGCGGCTGGCGTTTATGAGCGCGATGCTATTGAGCAAGTAAACTCTGGAACACTTGGCACAGTTACTGCTGACGGAATAATCAACCTTCAAAACTCGGTCAAAGAATTCTATCAGCCAAATGCATCTTGGCTCATGAAGCGAAGCACTTGGAGCAAAGTTATGCTTCTTAAGGCTTCAACAGGTGAATATCTATTGAGCCCAACATCTTTGAGAGACGGCAATGACTTGATGTTGCGCGGCAAACGAGTAATCTTTGCCGACGACATGCCAGAAATCGCTAACGATTCTTTGTCTGTAGTCTACGGAGACTTCCGACCTGCATATACAATCGTCGATCGTTTTGGGTTTAGAGTTATTCGTGACGACATTACCGAAAAAGGCAACGTATTGTTTTATACAACAAAACGAGTCGGCGGTGCTGTTACTAACTACGAGTCTCTAAAGATTCTTAAACTGTCTGCTTAACAATAATTGCCGCCTTGGTCACGCAGGGCGGCACCCTATAGAGGAAAATACAAATGGCTACTCAAGATATTCGTTCAGACTTGGACCAATTCAACGCATTTAATGCGGTTATTGCTTCAGATGCTACTACTGCAGGCGCAATTATCGATACTGCTGACTATGACCTTGGTCTTATGTACACTGTATTGGCTGCTAATTACACTGACGGCACTTATGACTTGCTTTTGGAAGAAGACGATGACGTTGGATTTGGTTCTGCTACAGCGGTTCCCTCTGGAAGCCTAATTGGCGCGCTTCCTTCGTTGTCTGCAATCAGTCCTTTAGATTCTTTGGGCACTGTCGGAGTTTTTGGTAACAAAAGATTCCTTCGCGCTTCAATCGTTTCAACAGCCACCACCACAGGTGCGCATGTTGTCGTTCTAATGACCAGAAAAGCAGAGTCTGCTCCTGTTGCTAATCCTTAATAGGGATTCATTGGGGCGGGAAGCCGCCCCTTAAGTGAGGTGACGCATGAAAATTAAAGTTTTAAAAGATTCTCGATGTGCATATAAAGACCCATCAAGAAAGCAGGTCGTTCTTAAGAAGGGTGAGATTTCAGATGTTGAATCTGAGATTGCCTTACCAATGATTTCTGCAGGAACTGCCGAAATATTTGAAGAGAAGAAGATCGAGAAGGCAGAAGTAAAACAAGCTCCTGTAAAGAAAAAGCTTAAGAAAAAGAAAGGATCTGATGAGTAATATGTATAACTCATTTTCAGCTATGGGCCAAGCCTTTAAGTCTAAGGCCTATACTTATAAGATAACTGTTCCTCCTGTGAACCTTCCCGTTTCATTGGCCGAAGTAAAATCGTACTGCAAGCTTGATGAGTTAGATGCATCAGAGGATGCACTTTTGACTCTTTTTATTCAGTCTGCTTCCGGTGTATTTGAACAGTATACAAATAGAGTTCTTGTAACTACGACATTCGCAACCTTTAGGGATTGTTTTGAGGGATGTTATGAGATTAGAAGATCTCCGCTACAAACAATAGACCTGATTCAGTATTTGAAAGGTGGATTATTTACTTCCATTTCTTCTGCTGTATATGATGTAACAGATGAAGAGTCCTATAGCAGAGTTGTTTTAGCAGAAGACCAGAGCTGGCCAACGGACAAAGACAATAGGCTGCAATCTGTCAAGATAATATTCAAAGCCGGTTATGGTGATGATAGTTCTGACATACCAGCAGAAATAAGAAATGGATTGTTAGCTCACGTATGTTCTCTGTATGAAAACAGGGGAGACTGCTGTCAGTCATCTCCAGCCACTTTTGACAATCTCCCGAATGCATCTAGAATTGCATACAATCAATACAAGATACGATCTTTGATAGGAAACACCTGGAGGTGCTAGATGGCTGTTTGCGCACCAATCAAGAAAAACAATCGAAGCGTCTGTGTTGGCGCGATGAACAAGAAGATTGAGATAGAAGCTCGAGCAATCACTCCGCCAACGTTTAGCATTAACACTGATTACAATGAAGACTTCACACTAGTTAAAACAGTGTGGGCAAACATAGTGACAGTTTCAGGAATGACTACATTTGACGGAACAAACGTCGAAAGAGTTGTAACTCACTTTTTTTACTTTAGATATATACCGAACATTACATTTGAGAACTGGATAAAGTTCAGGGATGAGTATTATGATATAATCAGAGTTGAAGACCTTGATAATGACAACAAGTTTTACTTGGCAAAAGCATCTAAGCGTGGAACTATAAATAATCAGGCAAACCTTGCATGAAGATTGAATTTACGGACAAGGGTTCGAATACGATTTTCAGAGAGCTACAGAATGTTGCCCTATTCCAGAAGGCTGCGAACAAAGGCATTACGCAAGCATTCTATAAGATGGGTAAAGACCTGAAGAAGGATGCCGTTAATAGCATTAAGAGCGGAACAAAGACCGGTAAGGTGTATTCCGTTAATGTCAATGGCGTAACAAGGCTACATAGAGCATCAGCGCCTGGAGAAACCCCGGCTAATCTCACCGGAGCTTTAGCTAAGTCGATTGGATACGACGTATCTGGATCGTCTTACAAGATGGAGTACTTTGCTGATACGCCATACGCTGCTTGGCTTGAAGATGGAACAAAGAACATGTCTGCTAGACCTTATCTGATAGCAACCATAGATAGTAATGAGAAGAACACGGTTGAGCATTTCCAAACAGAGATTGAAAGGGCGTTTAAAAAATGAAGATCGAACAAATAGCATTACAGCTTGCAAACATATTGCCTAAACACACCGACCTTTTTACTGACAACACCGAAATAATTTCTCTAACAAGCTCTGCCGGAACGGCCACGGCCATTACATCAGTAGATCATGGCTTGGCAACTGGAGATAGCGTTAATATGTCGAAAGTTGATGGGCCAATTGAAATAGATACAATAATACGTATTGATAACATAGCAACCGTTACAACATTGCAGGATCATGATTTAACCCAGAGATATTCAGCTTTCAGCATTGGGGCTAGAGTCTCACAGGCATTTATTATTGGCGCGGATCAGTCGGAATACAATGGATTGGTTAATGTATTATCTGTTAATAATAGGAGGGAGTTTACTTATGAAGTAATTGGTGCGCCAGCCACTCCTGCGACCGGTACGATCACTGTCATTGATGGAAAAAATAGAGGCTACTCTGGGCTTAAGTCTATCACTGTAACTGATACAGATACCTTTACATATCCAATTGCAACTGACGCTCCAAGTTTTGCGCAGAGCATGAGCGTAATGTCTGCTCGCGCGCTTCCTAGAATATCCGGTGTTTCGGATTTCAATAGGGCAGTACAGTCTTATACGAAAATAGGCCAGGATAAGTTTTGGGCGTTCATAGACATAACATCAACAATATCGTCAAAAGACAGAAACATTTTGAATGATGCAGGAAACAATTTCTCTCCTGGAGATGATTTTCGAGTAAGACTAATTAAAAACTTTAGTGTTTATGTTTTTGCTCCAGCCACTCATACAATCTCAGGACGTTCAGTTAAAGACAAAATGATGGATGTTGAAGTAGCACTATACAAATCATTACTTGGTGCAAAATTCGAATCAGCATTTGAATCTCAGGAAAGATTTGGAGTGGTTCCAGTGTCAAATCAAACGATTCAATACGATACAGCAAGATATATGCATGACTTTGCATTTCAGGCTAGCTTTGACATTACTTTTGGTGATACAATCGGTGGAGATGAAAACGTGGCATTTCGTGATGTTAATCACGATTTTAACATAGATATGTTCAATGCTATTAATCTTGATGATATTCCATTATAGGATTTTGAAATGAAAGTTAAGTTAAAGTTGAATCAACCCCTTAAAAACCTCCCGGCCGGCCACATACTAAGGCTAGAGACGGATGTTTGCGGGAGCGTAAAGGACAAATATTGGTCTCGACGAATTAAAGATGCATTGCATGATAATTGCGTTGAGTTTCTTCCGGACGATATCAAAAAGAAAAAAGCAGGAGATAAATAATGGCTACAATTTCACCCCCAAGAATTACGTTTAATATTCTCGGAGCCCCACAAGCGGTCGAGAATGCAGAGCAGCGTGTAGTGCTCATCGGTCAAAAGACAGCATCAGGATCAGCGATCAGCGGATCGTTAACTACTGAGATCGGCAATGACGGTCAAGAGAATGCTCTATTCGGTGAGAATTCTTTCTTATCCGACATGATTCGGAACTTTAAAGCAGTAGACTTCAAAGGAATTGTCCGTTTAGACGCAATCGCACTTGATGATAACGCTGGCGGTGTTCAGGCGACTGGATCAGTAACCTTCGCGGGCGCAGCTGCAACAGAGGCTGGAACATTCACAGTATTGATTGGATCTAAGCGCTCACATTCGTTTGAAATCCCAGTTGCTGTTGGTGATACGCCTACAGATATTGGTGCCTCACTCGTTGCCGCAATTACAGCCGACACCAAGGTCTCTGTAACAGCTGCAAATATCGCTGGCGCTGTAACAATGACGGCGGTCCATAAAGGCGCATTCGGTAATAGCATCAGCTTGCGCTCTCAAGGTGAGGTTGCTGGAATTACTGTAGCTATTGCTGCCATGGCGGCTGGATCTCTTGACCCAGTACTAACTAACATCTTTGACATACTCGGTGATACGCGCTACCAAACAATTGTATGGCCAGCAAATTACGACAAGTCTGTAATCAAGATTTATCTAGACAACCGCTTCAATATCAACAACAACGTTTTAGACGGTGTTGGCGTAATGTCTGAGACTGGAACATTAGCGGCTCTCAAGGCCATTGGGTCTCCTCTAAACAGCAGAAGCTTGATGCTTTTGGGCAACCAATTGGTTGCTGAGGATCTATACAAAGGGTCTTCTGTTTTTGAATTAGATACTAACATTGCATCTCAGTTCGCAGCGATACGAGCACTTAGATTGACTGATGGCGCAAACATTGCCCAGTTCATTATCTCTGGCAATGGTTCTAGAGACACGTTTGGTGGCGCGCATATTGCCTCACTTCCGTATCACAATACGCCATTCCAATTGCTTCCAGTTATCGATCAAGACAAAGGGTTTACTGAAGAAGAGGCTCTCGAGTTAATCGACGATGCTGGCGTTTCTATGCTTGGCAGTAACACAGTTCGATCTTCGATAATCGCAAATACAATTGTAACGACTTATCGCACAAATGCTGCTGCTGTGCCTGATATCACATTTAAGTTTCTTAACTATGTTGATACACCTTCGGCGATTCGTGAATACTTCTTTAACAACTTTAAATCACAGTATGCACAAACGCGTTTAACTGCTGGTGATGTCATCCAGGGCCACAACATGACAAACGAAGCGGGAATTCGTGGGTTCTCTATCAAGTTGTATTCTGACTTGGCAGGTCCAGGCTTTGTATTGACTGAAGCAGGCGAAGAAGCCTTGCAATTCTTCAAGCAAAACATGGTTGTCAATTTAGACTTGGCTAATGGCTTAGCCGATGTCAGCTACATTGTAAGAACGGTAACTCAGTTACGTGAAGTGCGTGGAACATTCACTATCACCTTCGCGCAAAACCAATAATATAGGAGTATAAGCATGGCTTTCTTTACTTTATCGACCCCACAGATCTCCATTGATGGGGTTAATATCGCCATTGTACCAAACAGTTGCACGCTGACAGAGGGCTTCGGCGCTCAAACCGTTATGGTTCAATCAGCAGGTGGTGGTGCAGTGTCTCAGGTTATCTCTAACGATGTATCTACTAACTTCTCAACTGTAAAGTTCAGTTTCTTCAATACTGAGGAGAACATCGAATTTTTCAGAGCGATTAAATCACAATCTCGCACGCCTCACTTGGTCCAGATCAATGATGGCCGAAGCTTCACGCGGGCAATTGCTGATGCAATCGTAACGAATGATTATGAGGTAACTCTACAATCAGATGGCCAAACCGCCATTGAGATCTCAGGATCCGCAGCCGTTTAATAGTTAAAAAAGGACAAAATCATGAAAGAAGAAAATAAGCACAGCTTTAAATATGA